TCAGACTGCTCTCACCAGCGCATTGTACAACATTTCAATGAACTGTACCGCGCTTGGGCATCCGGTCAGCGGATAGCCTGCCAGCTGCTGCACATACTCCGGGTTTGTGAGCCATGCACCTTTAGCTGCCCGGCGAACAGCGCTTTGAATCGCTTTTGGCTCACACCTTCTGCGGTCGGCGATAGGGGTATAGATATCTTTCTCCACGGCCTGCAGGCGGTCTTCCTGCTCACAGACCAGCTCAAGACACTGGCACAGGATACTGTAGGCGCTCAGATTGCGTGTGATGCCCATCGGGCGCAGCAAATCATTGACCTGAGTGGACAATTCGGAAACGATCATAGTTGACACATCCTTTCTATGCGTCAACTCTAACCGAAAAATACTTAAAATTTACCAATTACGTCGATATACGTCGTAATGCGTCGAAACACGCCAAACAAAAACAGCCCCGAGGAACCGTCAGGCTCCCCGGGGCTGCTGCTATGTATTGAGTTTACTGTTTCCCTACAACATCCTTCGCCCTGTCAAAGCAGAACTGGATGACCCTGCCGATGGTCTCATCGGTGATCGCCCAGCTGAAGAGCCTGCCAAACTTGCTGGCGTCCAGCGCAGCGCGCAGCTTTGCCGCCACCCATGCTTTGCGTTCGGCACCGCGCTTGGTGCCCTGGATCTCATGCTCGGCGCGCTCGATCAGGTCAAGCACCAGCGGGCGGACGGTCGCGCCGTAGCCCAGCCGGATGGCACCGAGGACGTAAAAGGCAAAGCCGCCCAGCATCAGGACAAGGGCAAGCCAGCCGGGGACAACGTTCAAGATATTGGTCAATACTGCTTCCATGGGTTAAGCTCCTTTCTGCTGCTCAAGGTCAGCAATCCGATGATTTACCACTTTGATCTGCTCTTCCATCACCGGCACGCGCTGGGCAAAGTTGTTGTGCGCCCGGACTTCCCGGGTCAGCTCCTCCAGCTTCGTTTCGGTCACGGCCTGCTGCTTGTCCAGCTTTGCATCCATGCTCTGGGCGGTGCGGTTGTTGGAGTAAATGACCCCCAGTAGACTCAGCCCGCCAGTGATCAGCGCCACGAGAATGCTTTCCATCGGTCACACCTCCACCATGGGGATGCCGTAGTCCTCGGCGCACTGGTGCTCAATGCGGCAGCCGCGCGCATTCTGCCAGCCCGGAGCAAAGATTGCCACATCGGCCTTTGCAAGGAACTCGATGCTCCGGGCCAGATAGTCCAGCGGCTTTGCTGCCGGGCCGAAATCATCAAAGAAGGTCTCCAGTACATCGACCTTGCCAAACTTCTGCCGGGCAATCTCGATCACTCTGCGGCGCTCTGCATTGATTTCATCGGAAGAGCGACCACCCATCGGCTGGCTGATAAAGATAACCTTGTTCATTTATCTGCTCCTTTCACCACGCCCAGACCGGCACGCTTGATAATAGCAGCGTAGTCCTTGTATGCGTGGCTCATGTCAACATTAGTGCTCACGCCCGGCACGCGGGCCGCGCTGGTGTACTGCCACATGCCAAAGGGCCAGCCGAGCGCGGGCTTCCTCGTGCGGTAGGCGGCCAGCCACACGTCGTAGGGCTTCAGCTTTGTACCGCCCATGTAGAGGAAGGTACTGCCGAACCACAGGCCTGTGTAGAGCAGAGCGTACACGCCCCAGCTTTCCACCGTGCTCAGCATGTAAGCTGTCAGGTTGGTCAGTGCGGCCTTGCCCAGCGGCTTCTGCACCTCGTCCTCAATGTCCACAGCCACCGGCAGCTGGAACGTCCTGCCGCCCAGCGCCTGCTTGAACAGGGCCAGCTCCTTGTCGGCCTGTGCCTTGGTGGTGGCCTTGAAGTAGCCATACACGCCCACCGGCAGCCCTACGCGGGTGCACTCGGCGTAGTTGCGGGCGAAATAGGGGTCGAGGTACGGCTTGCTGGCCTTGCCCGCCCCGCTGTTGCCCATGGCGCGGATCATCACGCCGTCCACCTTACCGCTTGCCTTGACCTTTGCCCAGTCGATGACGCCCTGATGGCGGCTCACGTCCATGATGGTCTTTTCCATCGCTTACTCCTTTACTTCTCCAGCTCGGCCTTGATGGCTTCCAGATCGTCCGTGGTCAGGGACGGGTAGTCGGCGGCGATGTCTTCAAAGACTTCACCGGCGGCAATGCGAATTTTGAAAGCGCGGGTCATAATGCGAAGTTTGAGTGCGTTCAGGGTTTTCATAAAAATCAGCCTCCAATCAAATCAGCCATCATCAAAATAATATCGTCGTTTGCGGCTTCCAGCGCGTCCACGCGCTCCGGCAGCTTGTCCTTTGCTTCCTGCTTTTTGCGCGCTTCTTCCTGCGCGGCCAGCTCTTCGGCGGTGTAGCGGATGTATCTCTGCACCGGCACCTGTTCGGTCCATGCGGCCTGCGCAGGCACGCCCAGCACATCAATGACCTTCCGCACATCCCTGCCGCCGCCGGGATACTCCGTTACGGTCTCGTAGTGGCTCACTTCCTCCACGCCTTCCACGGCGGGGTGCTCCACTGGCTCGGTGTCGTCCACCAGATACCCAAGCGTCAGGTCAGGGGTCTCAA